AGGCTGAAATGCTAATCCGAACCGAAGGCTAATCAAAGATTAGTCAGGGGCAACGCATAGGTGATGAAAAGATATAATTTACCCACGAGGCCGCGACTTCTTTTATAAAAGAAGAAAAGATATGCTAGTCTAATGCGAATAAGTAAGCATTAGAAGTAAAAGATAAAAAGCTTTTACGATAATATAAACGAAAAACCAAAGCAGTATGATTCTGCAAAGCAAGATGTCTGAGTTGTGCAATCTTATTCCCGCACTCAAATCAGAGATTCAGTGGGATACAAAGGGACAGATAGCAAAAACTCAACAATCAAAAGATGAAGTATCATTTATTTTTAAGGATAAATCGTCAGTAAAGAACTTGGCCATGACGGCCTCTTCTCGTGGTGCTCGTGCTCAAGGCGTTCTTACAGAAGAGGTAGCGACCATCACAGACCAAGCTAAATATGAGGAAATCGTAGCACCAATGCTTGTTATCTCAAGAAAAGTAAACGGTGTTATCGACCCCGATGAAGTGCTAAATCAAAATGCCATATATGTTACCAGCGCAGGATTCAAGCAAACCTACGCCTATGATAAGTTGATTGATTGTCTTTGCCATATGGTGGCAGATGATGAATTTGAATCATTCGTTATTGGCGGAGATTATAAAATTCCAATTGTTGAGGGGCTTCAACCTGCTAACTTTATTCAAAACCAGGAATTGTCCAATGCTATGGACGCTTCAGGCTTTGAACGTGAGTTCGGAAGTTCGTGGAGTGGAACTCTTGATGGTGCGTTCTTCGATCTCAATAAATTTGATAAGCATCGTGTTTTGAACATCGCAGAAACGACATATAACAATGGATTGAACAAAGAAAAAGGACATTACGTTCTTGGCGTTGACGTCGGCAGAGTTGCGTTAGCTTTTTATTGTAGGCGCAAGTAAAATTTTTCTAACTGCTGGGACATCCTTGCAAAAGGACGATCAGCATCTAATTATATAAGTTCAACGACTATCCCAAGATGGAGTACTCTATAAGTTGTTGATAGAGGAAATGAAAAACCTTATATTTATATATGAGTGAAGATATAGTCTAGTCTTATAAGTAATTATAAGTGTATAATATAATACAAATGTAATCTAACAATTTACATTCAATAAAAACGGTACGACTGAAGTAGTCGTGATAAAAGTGAAGCCACAACCAACCGGTGTGGATAAAAAAGATATTGTGAATATTTTCACATTTGAAGAAGAGCATTTTGGCCAACAAGCCATTCATATCAAGCGTCTTTTTAGAGATTTCAAATGTAGCATGTGCACAATAGACGCGAATGGGTTAACATTCTAGCTCATATAAAATTTTTCTAATTGCGGGGAAGTCCTTTAAAGGATAATCCGCAGTCAAATAAATGATTCAACGACTATGCGAAAGCAGTACATTATAAGTTATTGATAATGGAAAAGAAAAACCTTATATTTATAATAAGAGAAGAGATAGTCTAATCTATATAGTAATATATAGCGTTTATAAAAACGTGTATAAAGTAGCGATTTATGCAAAATGTAATGTAGGTATAGGTCTAATCGATTATATGTTAGACGATCAAGACGACCCTGACACTGGCGAACCTTTGCCCACTCTTGGAATCTACAACTATGATGATATGGATGACACAACCAAGAGGAATTATAAAGGTCTTGATGACCAGTCAAACAATCTTGTAAAGAATGCCATGTGGCTTATGAAAGCCAATGTGCCGCTAAACAGCGAGATGTATTCTTATGTGCAGAATCAGTTGCAGAGCGGCAAGCTAGATTTCTTGATCGATAGCAACGTGGCGAAAAACAAGCTGATGGCGCAATCGCAAGGCAAAAGAATGAATGCCGTTCAACGAGCTGAAAAGCTACGGCCATTTGTTGAAACCGATATTCTAAAAAGCCAATTGGCGAACCTTATCCAAGAGAACGAAGGTGCAAATATTATCTTGAAGCAATCTTCGCGAAAGATTCTAAAAGATAAAGTATCTGCTTTGATGTACGGCCTCTATTGGTGTAAGCTTCAGGAAGATAAGAGAGGCAGAAGGAAAGGTAGAAACATCTCTGATTTCTTATTCTTCACTTCTGGAAAATAATTTGGGCAAGACCGTGTTATACGAGTGTGTCTAAAATAATATTGCTTTAGTAATCATTCTGAAGGTAAGGAAAATTATGCTGAGTTCCTATGGTGAGATAAAGATTCACGAGGTTCTTGAGAATGCTGGCTTACCTTTTTCAGAGGAATATGAGTTTCCCGATTTGTGCGGGCATTGCAACGTTCCTTTGAGATTTGATTTTTGCGTTTTCGATGACGTTGGCGATATCGACTTTTTGATAGAAATGAACGGCGAACAGCATTATCGCCCTATAAAGAAGTTTGGCGGCCAAAAAGCTTTCAATCGTCAAAGAGAAAACGATGTGAAGAAAAGACGATATTGCTTGGAACATGGTATAAAATTAGTCACTATTCCTTACTATGATGAAGGAAAGATATCATATGATTATATCATGCGGGCAGCAGGATATAAATAAGGAGGTGAATCTTGGCTACTGTAAAAGATAAGAACGAAAGAAATTTCCGCCTAGAATATGGCAAAAACGCCAATATTCCAGTGGATTTAGATTTCAATAAAATCAAAGTAGGCAAGACTATTCTCTCAAATGACGTTGCCCTCGATTTAGACCGAGTAGTATCACGTCGAATGGGTTCTCGCAAGCGTTATACTCGCGAGGACGTAATCAAGGCCATTGAGAAGAATGATGTGAAAACGCTTAGGCGTATTTCAGAGTTCTTTTTCAGATATAGCGGTATATATTCAAGATTGTGCCGTTATATGGCGTATTTGTTTAGATATGACCTTTTCATCACCCCTATGGTTTTTGATAAGAAAATCAAGGATGAAAAAGTTATCGAAGGATGGTACAAGTCCTCTCGATTCCTAGAGAACAGTAACCTACGAAGGGTATTTAGTGAAATAGCTCTGAAAGTTATCAGAGAGGGCTGTTACTATGGTTATAGAATGGATCAAAGTTCAGCAAGTTATTTACAAGAACTTCCAATCAATTATTGCCGCAGTCGGTATGCTCAAAACGGCAAAGCTGCGGTAGAAATCAATCTTCGTTATTTTGATGATAACTTTGCAGATGCGGCCTATAAGCTAAAAGTGCTGAAGCTCTTTCCAAAAGAGATCCAGAAAGCATACGTAGCTTATAAGAATAAAACGCTTCCCAAAGATTATCAAGGAGACGAAGAAGGATGGTATCTGCTTGACCCTTCTAAGACAGTCAAATTCAACCTAAGCGGTAGTGACGCACCACTATTTGTAGCGGTTATTCCTAAATTGATGGACTTGGAAGCGGCACAAGATTTAGATAAAAAGAAAATGCTTCAGCAGATTCTTCGAATCATCGTTCAGAAGATGCCGTTAGATAAAAACGGTGATTTGATTTTCGATGTTCAAGAAGCTCAAGCTCTCCACAACAATGTTGTAAGAATGCTTGGAGACGCTGTTGGAGTAGACGTGTTGACGACATTCGCTGACGTTGAAGTGGCGGATATGTCAGATAAGGGCAATGTTTCCTCTGTTGACCAGTTGAATAAGATTGAGCGAGGCGTATACAACGAAGCTGGTGTTAGTCAACAGCAGTTCAACACCGAGGGCAATATCGCACTTGAAAAATCTATCGCCAATGACGAAGCGACTATGACGAACCTTATTCTTCAATTTGAAGAATTTGCACAGTCGTTGTTAGCACCTTTCAACAAAAACCCAAAGCGACTTTATTATAAAGTAGAGATTCTGCGGACAACGGTTTACAACTATAAGGATATATCTAATTCTTATAAAGACCTTACTTCTATTGGGTTCTCTAAATTATTGCCTATGGTTGCTCTTGGGCATTCTCAGTCCTCTGTGATTGCCACAGCGGTATTCGAGAATAAACTTATGGATTTGAACTCATTATTCGTTCCTCCGCAATCTTCCGCCACTATGACTGGAGATGATTCTTCTTCTACTGGAAACAATAATCCAAGTAGTGATAAAGGTGGTAGACCCGAGGCCCCGGATGATGAAAAATCCGATAAGACGATTGCTAATAGAGAGGCTATGGGTAAAGAATAATGGCACTAAAGAATCGTTCTGTGGCTACGATCGATAGCCCAGAATTTATAAACCTTCAGGATAATGCCATTTGCCCGGGTGTTTCAAAATGCGATATCAAAGTCTTTTATCTAGGAAAGAATCGTAACGGTTCCTTTATCGATAAGAATGTTGCTATTCAAATGGCGAATTCACTTCCGGCTTGTCCAATTGTTGGGGCCTGGAGAAAAGACACCGAGGACTTTGGTGACCATGGCGAAGTAATTCATATTGAAAATGGAAAGGTGGAATTCAAATGTTCCACCATTCCTTTTGGATTTGTGGCACCTGATGCGGATGTCTGGTTTCAAAAATTCACTGACACAGATGAATTTGGAAACGACATCGAACGTGAATATATGATGACCACCGGTTATCTATGGACAGGCCAATACCCTGAATGTGCTAAAGCCATTGAGGAAGGTCAGCCACAGTCTATGGAAATCAATGATGTTGACGGTCATTGGGCAAATGACAGTAAATCCGGAATGGACTTTTTTATTATCAACGATGCGGTGTTTTCTAAACTATGCATTCTTGGCGACGATGTTGAGCCTTGTTTTGAAGGGGCTTCTGTTATCGGCCATGAGGATAAGCAGTTTAGCAATGGCGAGAGCTTTACCCGCACGTTGTTTAGCATGATGAATGAATTGAAAAATGCGTTAGAAAATAAAGGAGGGTCGTGCATGCCAAATGAAGAGATTCAGGCTTCAGAAGAGACTGTCTTTGAAGCAACTGAAGAAGCTGAAGAGGCTCTTGTGGCTGATGTTGTAGAAGAAACAACAGAAGTTTTTGAAGAGTCTGCTCCTGAAGTTGCAGAAGAAGTCGCTGAAGAGCCTGCGGCTGATGAGGTAGACGACACTGCTGAAGAATTCGCAAAAGACGATAAGAAAGAAGAGGATGAAGACGCCTCTGACGATGCAGAAGATTCTGACGATGATTCCGAGTCTGATGACGAAGATGAAAAGAAGAAGCCTTCTGAAAAGAATTCTTTAGAGGAAGTTCAGACTCAACTTTCAGAATTACAGACACAATATTCTGCTCTACTGGAAGAGGTTGAAGAACTTCGCAAGTTCAAGGCAGAGCGTGATGATGCGGATAAGCAAGCTATTATCGATAAGTATCACATGCTTTCTGATGAGGACAAGGCAGATGTTGTTGCCAATAAGAGCAAGTTTACTTGCGATGAGATCGAAGCCAAGCTGGCTCTGATTTATGTTCAGAAAAATGTTGATTTTGATAGTGTTGATGGTAAGGTTGAAGTAGACGCACCTGCTCCGATTACTATTTTCTCACTTGATAATGATATTTCCACAGAAGAAGCGGGAGAAGACTTATTTCTAAATGCTCTCCGCGACACTATTCTCTAAAAGGAGGAAAACGGTAATGAAGATTGACCGCACAGCGGCAGATGTTCAGATTCCAGGCCATGATAATTTTGGTCAACTAGAACCTAATCATCTATCCGCACAGCGTAGCGGCGAGATTTACGGACAACTCCCTGCTAACTCTGATATCGAAATTCTAGAGCAGGGCACTTTTGTCAAGTATGACTACGCTGCTGGCGAAGTAAATTTCACTGGCGAAGGCCCATGGATGATGTCTTACAATGAAGTCAAGCTATAT